CGGCATGTGCTTAAGTATGCCAAGCCGCTTCACGGGCTCGCCCTTAGCGCGGTCGACCGTCGTGCCCGCGCAACCCTGATATCGACGGTCGGCGAGACAAGTGGCAAGGTCGCTGCCAACCGTCTCGGGTCGACCCTCTGCCACTTTTTCAGATGGGCAATGGAACAGGGTTACGTCGACCACAATCCGTTTATGGGAATCAGCAAGTACGAGGAGAAGCCTCGTAATCGCGTGCTGTCCGATCGCGAGTTGAAACTGATTTGGGATAACTCCGGTGCCGAACAGTATGGCGCGATCGTCCAACTGCTGATGCTTACTGCGCAACGAGCAGACGAGATTGCAAGTCTACGATGGTCAGAGATCACCGGCGACGTTGTTGTGCTGCCGCCAGAGCGCGTCAAGAACAAAGGCGGCAAGAACAGGCAGTCGCACCTAGTACCATTGAGCTCCCCCGCCCTTACGATTCTGGCGGCGCAGCCTCGACGAGTAAGCGGCGACGGCACGCTTCGCGATTTTGTGTTCGGAAACAGGGAGCGCGGATTTTCCGGTTGGAGCCGATGCAAGGAACGGCTCGATGAGCGCATAACCAGGGCGATTGGGAATCCGCTGCCGGATTGGCACGTCCACGATATCCGGCGCAGCGTCGCTACCGGAATGGCGAACCTAGGGGTACAGCCGCACATCATTGAGGCTGTGCTCAACCACCGCTCGGGTCATCAGGCCGGTGTAGCCGGGATCTATAATCGCAGCACCTACGAACCGGAAAAGCGTAGGGCGCTGGCGCTCTGGGCCGATCACGTGAGTGTGCTGATTGAGGGGCGAGAAAGCAACGTCGTCGCGCCTCCAGAAGCGCCCCTCGCCGAAATCCCCAGCTATCAGCCGGACGAAGTGAAGGCGCCCAAAGGCGGTCGCCCAGGCGAGGCGAGAAAGCGCAGACACTTACTTGAAGCGGCGGAGGCTATGAAGAGCAGACGCGTGAAGGGGAAAAGGGAGGTGGCGGAGCAGCTTTTAAAAGAGCGCCACGATCTCTGCAAGGAGGCCGGAATAGACGGACTCAGGAACTCTCTCCGGCTCGCGGAGAAAGAGCGAGACCGCCTCGGACATTTTCGATCGTTGGTGGCGCTCGGCGCTAAGGCCTCAATCGAAGACCAGCGCGCTCTTTTGTCTTATGAGGCTCCTGCTTCACCGCGCGTTCGGGGTCGATCAGAAAATCAGTTGCTCTTGGCGCTGGCCAGCGGCGCCGATGTTGACGGAAAAGCTGCGGCCAAGCTAGAGCGGGATGGGCTTGTCAGACGCGATTCTGGTGGCCGCTTGACCCTCACAGCCACCGGGGTCGAAAAGGCGCGAGCGCTACTGATCGGGTATTAGATTACGACCCATCAGATTTCTGCATTAAAACCCAAACATCCATTTTTTTATGCACGGGCCTAGGGCACCTACGAGCGAGATTTAGCTCGGAGATGCAGGTAATGGCTGCTGCCAATTATTACGAAGCGATCCTGGATCAGTTTGATCGGCTGCCCGGTGCAGCGATCATTCCTGATTTGGTGGCCGCAAAAATACTGGGGATGTCGGTCTGGACTCTGAGGCGGAATAACCCCGTTCCGCAATATCGGCTCTCGCCTCGCTGCCGCGGCCGTCGCGTTGACGATATCCGCGCGCTTCGCGGCACCGGCCCGCCCGCTGGCAATTCCTCTTGATGATCCATCCAACCCCGCTCGGGCCTACGGCCTGCCCGGGCGAGAAGCGAGCGCGGTGTTGCAACCACCGCGACCGCGCAATCAAGGCCGATTGTAGAAGGAAACCCACCGATGCCTGAACACTCGACCGGCGTCAAGCCGGGTACTGATGCTGCGCCCACTGAGCACGAGTCGGTCATCGACGACCTCCTCGCCGCTGTCACGTGCATCGAGGCGTACGGTCGTGCCGATGCCGCCACGCTTGCTGACCTCGCGGTCGATCACGTCATTGCGGCTCTACAGCGCGACCCTCGCATGCCGCCGCTGTCCACGCTGGATTTCGAGCTGCTGCTGACGCCATGAAGATCATGACCACCACCGCGAGCCTTCCGCCGCGCATTTGCATCCACGGCCAAGAAGGGGTCGGCAAGACTGTCACAGCCTCTCGGTTCCGGAAGCCGGTATTCGTCCAGACCGAAGACGGCTGTCCTGCCGGCGTTACGATCAATACGTTCGGCGTGCTCGAAACTTTCGCCGCCGTGCGTCAAGCGCTAACCGAGTTGGCGTCGGAGGAACATGACTTCCGCACCCTGGTGATCGACAGTCTCGATCCGCTTGAGGCGGTCATATGGAAGGATGTGTGCGCCACCCAGGGCTGGACCTCGATCGAGCAGCCCGGCTACGGCCGAGGCTATGTCGCGGCCGATCAGTGGTGGCGGGATATTTTGGCCGCGCTCGACTTCCTGCGGCGAGAACGTCGCATGATTATCGTGCTGCTGGCGCACAGCGCGATCGAGCGCATCGACGATCCTCGCGCGGCTTCATTCACGAGCTATCAGTTGCGGTTGCACAAGCGCGCCCGCGGCCTGATTCAGGACAACATGGATGTCATCGGGTTTCTCGCGCCTGATCTCAACATCCAGTCCGAGGATGCCGGCTTTGGAAAGAAGCGCACGCGCGCTGACGGCGGCTCGACACGTTGGCTGCACTTCGAGGCACGACCGAGCTTCGTCGCGAAAAACCGCTACGGCCTGCCTGCCAAAATGATGATCCCGCAAGACTTCGATTACGGCGCAACGCTTGCGCCGTTCTTCCCGCCGGCCGTGGCGGACTAGAGCGCGGCCAAACCAAAACTGAAAAGGAACAATGAAGTCATGACTACCGAATTCCCAGAAACTTTCGACCCTTCCCAAGAGGAAGGCAATACCTGGTCGCTTATCCCGCCAGGCGAGTATGTGGCGCAAATGATCGAAGCCGAAGTGTCGCCGACCAAAAAGGGTGACGGAACCGTTCTCAGGCTGGTTTGGAAAATCCTCGAAGGCGACTACGAAAACCGCCAGGTCTGGGATTATGTGACGTATCGCCACCCGAGCGAGCAGGCGCAGTCGATCGGTCGCAAGAAAATCAAAGATATGTGTGTGGCCATGGACATCCAAGAAGCCGTGCAGGACGCCGCCGTGTTCTTGTACAAGCCCGCGAAAATTCGGGTCGCGATCGAGAGGGACAAGGACGGGGTCTACGAAGACAAAAATAAGGTGACTCGTGTCCTGCCGTTGGAGCCGAAGGCTAACAGCGGTCCACCGCCCGTACCGGCAACGTCCGCGCCGAAGCCTGTACCTGCTGCGCCAGCCGTTGCCGCTGGTCCGGCTAAAACAGCCCCGTGGCACACTAGCGCTGCGCGGTGATCGTGATGGCGTTCGCGCTTCGACCCTATCAGCGTGGCGCGCTCGATGCGCTCGAAGTCTATTGGGAGACTGGCGGAGGGAACCCGCTGGTCGCCCTAGCCACCGCCACCGGCAAGAGCCTGGTGATCGCGTGGCTGATCCGCGACGTGCTGCGCCAGTATCCGGATTTGTGTATCCTGGTGCTGACGCACGTGCAGGAGCTCATTGAGCAAAACCTTGAGCACCTGCTTGCGCTTTGGCCTGATGCTCCTGTCGGCGTGAACAGCGCGGCGCTCGGTCGACGCGATTGCAGCCAGCAGATCATATTTGCATCGATCCAGTCAGTTTTCAGGGATCCCGAATCTTTGGGTGTGCGCAATCTGGTGATCGTCGACGAGGCGCACCTGATTCCGCATGTCGGCGACGGCATGTACCGCAGCCTGATCGAGGTGCTTCGCGTGCTCGATCCCGATATGCGAGTGGCTGGATTTACCGCTACGCCCTTCCGTCTGGACAGTGGTCGGCTCGACGAAGGCGACGGCAAGGTCTTCGATGACGTCGTTTTTAGCTACGACATCGGCCAAGGAATTAAAGACGGCTGGCTGTCGCCGCTGAGCTCGAAGGCCACCCGGACTTCAATAGATGTTTCAAACGTTGGCCGCCGCGGTGGCGAGTTCATTGAGCACGAGCTTCAGGACGCGGCCGACACCGAAGCCATTGTGGCGGGCGCCGCCGACGAGATCGTCAGGCTCGGCGCCGATCGTGAATGCTGGCTCGTGTTCTGCACCGGCGTGCGGCATGCCGAGCGTGTGCGCGACGCGCTACGGGCGCGGGGCGTCAGAACCGAAATGGTGCTCGGCGAGACCGAGCAGCTCGAGCGCGAGCGGATCATCCGGGAATTCAAAGCCGGCGCTGTGCGGTGCGTCGTCAATGTCATGGTACTGACCACCGGGTTCAACGTTCCGCAGGTTGACCTTATCGCCATGCTGCGGCCGACGCTCTCGACCGGTCTTTATGTGCAAATGCTTGGTCGTGGCAGTCGCAGGGCGCCAGGTAAGACCGACTGCCTCGTGTTGGACTTTGCACAGAACGTCTGGCGCCATGGACCGGTCGATTGCATCGACGTCAAGACCAGGGTCGCAGTGCAGCCAGGTGACGAACGGTGCCGGGCTTGTCCAGAATGCGACGAACTCAATCCGATTGGTGTCTACGTGTGCGTGTCGTGCGGCTACGAGTGGCCGCGGCCGCAGCCAAAGCCGAAGCATGCGACGACGGCGGACGCGGTGCCGGTGCTGTCGGGACAGACGACGTGTGTGCCGGTCGATCACATCAGCTTTCACATACACCACAAGCGCAGCGATCCCTTTGCGCCACCGTCCCTGCGGGTCGAGTACTTGTGTGGTCTGTCAGCCTACGAAGAATATTTGTCGTTCCAACGCCAAGGATGGCCACGCACGCTTGCCGAGCGCTGGTGGTTTGCCATGGGCGGCAGCGCTCCGGCGCCGCGCCTGGTCAGCGACGCGCTCGCGCGGACAAGCGAGCTCGGCCGGGTAACCGAAATTTCCGTGTACCGCGATGGCAGGTGGTGGCGTGTCGCCGAGCGCCGTCTGGAGAGCGGCACCGAGATCGACCAGCACTATCAAGCCTGGGCGCCAGGCTCGCGCCAAGCGGCCTACGACACGATGCGGCGCACTCCCTATAACGACTCGGTGCCGTACTGATGACCGCGCTTCACCGCTTTGCCACCAGGGAGCCGACCGTTTGTGCGGTCTGCCGCCGGCGTGCGGTGTGGCTCGGGTATGCGCCTTTACGCAGGAAATTGGGCCTGAGCGCCGACGATCCGATCGTCTGGCTTTGCGACAGCAATCACTGCCACCGCGCTGCGAGGAGCATCTACACAATGCCGGCCCCAGACTTGGACGCTTTGGAACAGGCCGCCGCACTCGAAGCCGGCGCCGAAGCTGCTGCCTATCTTGAGCAATGCGGCACGACCGATTTGGCGAAGCTTCACGAGAACGAATGGCGAGAATTTTTGCGGCGCCTGCTTACAGGCTTCGAACAAATTTTGCGCCGGAAAATTCTCAAGGGCGAATCGCCGTTTTGACCAGGGAGCGGGGCCATGGGGGCCTATGCGGATTTTGCTGACAAGCTGATCGAGCGCGGCTACGCGGTTGTACCGATCATACCCGGCACAAAGCGGCCAGGTGTTTGCCGCGGTGCTGGCAAGTGGATCGGGCTTTCGAATTGGCAGCGCTGTTTCGACAAAGGTCCGCCATCAGAAAG